GAAACCACATTTCCTTGAAGGGGTCTCCGTCCGCTGTCGGAACGATTCTAATAGTCTGTTCCCCGTCCTCGGGGCGCCAGAATGTGTCATTTGAGGAGTTTCCTTCTCCGCGTAGTGACGAGAGCTTTTCTCTCATCTTGTCTAAATTAATACCCATTTTTATCTCCTTATAGTTGGGTTAAAGTACGATTAGCAAATATCCTAATCGCCTAAAAGTTCTGCATATGATTGTACCATAGATGAATACTTAATGCAATAACAATATTTTTGTTCGTAGCCTGTTGTGAAGACACCGTACGAAACGTTAACGTCAGTGTCTGCTTGCGCCTTCACATAATTGGTAATCGTCTTGTACAAAGTGCCGTCCTCCTTAAGTTGGTCTTCATTGATACCATAATAGTATACCACATCTCGCGGCCGTGTCAAGTCATAAAACCATTTTTCTTTTTCTGCCTCAATGTCCAAAATTCCCAAAGTCATAATCCGGCTTAAGCCAGAGGGCTCGGCATAGTGGCCTATAACTGGCTCTGAGTGCTTAAAAACATTTATCATGTGAAGAGTATTAACAACGGCCTGATTGAGAACATCATAGTACCCCATGATCGGTACATCGCCGATGCCCTTCTCCACAAGCTGATTGTCCACAAGCCATATCCCCTCAATTCTTCCTGATCGGGCATATTCTTGAAGAACATTTCTTACAACTCTCTCTTGTGTCTTTTGAATTTCACTGGCTAGCGCCAAGTCGGGCGAGATATACAAGACACTTATCCGATTATCTTGCAGCTGTTCCAAAAGGCGCAGGACACCACCTGATATGGTGCCGGCGCCGCATACTACCACACAGACGTCGTCGCCCTTCAGTTTTAACTTACGCTTCAGATTAGGAAAGTGTTCGTCATAGGCCTCATGATTATCTCTTTTTTTAATAGTAATATCGGCGTCTTGATGTACGTCGATACCCCACGTGTCGTATTGGGGAAATTTTGAAAATGCTTTAGCGATATTGCATCCAGCGCTGCCGAGACCGATTACTTTCATTCCTCTTCAACCCACTCCAGAATAAAGCCCATATCAAATCCGCCGCGAGTAATACGCTTGGCGGTTGATTGGGCCATAATTTCGCTGTCTTTGATGCTTAGGCGATCGCAGATAAAATGGAAGATCTCCATAATGTCTGCGGCCTCTTCGGCGCAGGGGTCCTCAACGAATTCCTGTACTTCCTCTTGAAGCTTCTTCATTGCATAGTCTTTAAGGCGTTCGCCCCTCACTTGGCACACCGAAAACTCCTTGCCGGCTTCGGTGATGATCTCTGGGATACGATCCCGGACTAGCTTCTGGTAAATCTTGTTCATCGCCGACGCTCTTCTTCCCGGGCCACCAAATACTCTAACACATCACCAACGGTCAGTTCTTGGTAGTCACACTCAAATGCTATGGCGCACTCCTCTAAGATCCCGATAATTTCCATCCTGAAGTATCCTGAGACACTATCGGTTTCGTGGCTGCCACCAGTATAACGCTTCGGGGACGGGATATGGTACTTGGCCGCGTTTATATCTATCACATTGCTCTTCATAATTTTAATTCCTTCATTGCTCCGAGGTTCTTTCCAGCGGAGACGTTAACCTTGAACATATCATAACGCGTTTTCCTGAACGTGTCAAGTAAATTTAATATTTCGTACCGATCCTCTTCGGCGAGGTCGATATACACAGCGTCGTGAATAAGAAATGCGATGTGGCTTTTTCTCCCCTTCAAAAGCTCATAGACTTTGTAAGCCTGCTCGTGCACCATATCAATTGTGGTGCTCTGAACGATGTAGTTGAGAGCATGGTGCTCATCTACATTCTCTATTATTCTACCATAATCTGTCTCAATTTTTAAGCCATCCCAGTACTTATTCCGCACCAAATCCTTGTTGTAGAGGCGCTCTAAGTCCTTGTTTTCCTTACTAGAATACAACCACGCGAAGGTTTGCACCTTGGCCTCCTCTCGGGTCAGGTTGCCATCAAAAACATTCTTCACATTCCAGTCATGAATGTCGTTTGGAGGCTGCTCCTCTCCGGAGAGCGCCAACAGCGTACGTAACTCGGCCGCGTTGAAATCAAGTTCCACAAGCCAATCGTTCTTTGGTTTAATGCAGGCGCGGAATTCCTTGTTCATGGTAAGGATGGGAAAACTATTGGGGCTCGTGGCTAGCCGACCTGTTATGGTTCCCCAGGCGTTGTAATCGCAAGCATGTTTTACTGAACGCAAAGTACGATGAAAATTCTGCCCACGAACGCTACTCAGAAGATGTTTAATGGGGCCTACATCGACGCTCACGTGGCGCGATCGAATGTCCGAGAGCATCTCTACAAGGTTATGCATAAAATTATAATTGGTGGGGCGTGGAAGGGTCTCAAGGGCGTGTTGGGTAATCTTATTCTTGGCTTCTAGGTACTGGTATAGGAAATATTCCGGCAGCACATCGTAAAAACAATTATCCTCTAGTGAAAGGGCAGAAGTATCAAAGGCCTTGAGACACGATCTAAGCGTCTTCTTGATCTTTTCCCAGTCTTCCTTCATATCCGGCGGACAAACGTCTGTAAGCGTCGCTCCGGCGGCGTAGAGGCGCCCTAACTCATGCCTATTGCCCTGTAGATGGGGAGAATAATCCCACGTGGCACCCTCAAGTGGTGGGTCGACTCCCGGATAAATAAAATTATTGGCATAATAGCCAGCGCAATCGCCCTTAGTGTCTAAAATTTGAAACAGCATGTTTCTCCCATTTAATAGGAGGTGGGACCAGAGTTTCCTCCCGGCGCAACACCGGATGTGGCAAAGCTAATCTCACCCGCTGTATCTATTATATCACTTGAGCCGCGGCTGTCAACATAATAAGACGGATTAATGTTAGTATAGGTGGTGGGATAGACATAATTTTTGAAAAGAGAGTTGATGTAGCGCAATGGTTCTCCTAGGGCCTCAGTACGACTGTCGCCGGCCGACAGGCGGTGGCGATACAGCTCATAAGTACGATGGCGAATGACCAATAAAGTAATATCTGTGGGCTCTCGCGCCTCCAGAAATCTAATATCGATGTATAAGTCCAGTAACTCTTTGGCGGCTAGTCGGGGACGGCGAGTATATAGTTGCTCGCGCATGTAGTGTTTCGTGACCAGGACATTGTCACACGCAGGCAGATACTTAGTCGATTCCTCCGAATAGTTAGGAAGAGTGTCCGAGAACTGAAGATATGCATCTAAAACGAAATCATTCAGATCCTCTAGGTCGCTTACGTAGGCTCTATTATAAAATGCATCAAAGAAGTTGGACGGATCCACCGAAACCTCATCCACAAAAGTATCGAGAGGGTTGGTGGCCGTGGTGATATCCTCTATACGCACCCCACTAGCTGAGTAGCGATAGCCGGAAATGTATTTCTGTATGGCATCCGTAAACAGATCAGCCGATAGTTGCCATGGCATGTTCTTGTTAACGGCAAAACCAAATTTCTTTGCCGCCTGTACATAAAAGGTGTAATTAGGGTCCTTAATCCAGTTGGTGTACTTATTCTCATCAGCGCCGCAGTCCGCACCACTGATGGAAAGTGTAAGTCCTCCCATAAAAGGATTAACTTGATTGGTTAAGAACAAGTTTGTCTTCGTTAGCGCAGACATTTTGGCAATTTGTTTTAAGTAGGCAATAAAATTGGGCTTAAAGTCGCTATAGTTTTTAATTAATTTGCGAGGATTGGGGCGGAAGGCGCGAATATAGGCCTGGATGATCCCCGACTTATAATTATTCCATAACTGTGTCGGAGAGGACCACCCCATCACCGCCTCTGGGCTAATGATCTCGGAATTACCGTTAGGATCCAAACAATTAGTAATAGAAGCTCTCTTCATGTGTGCGACAAAATCCCTAAATGCGTCGTTGACGAATCCTAAACAATAAACATTAGGGTTCGCAGCATTTTGCACAGGCGTTAAAGCCCCCTCCTTAGGCACAATCGTATATTGAAGCCTGTCTATTCTTCCAAATAGATTCTTACTATACCATGTATCCATGGGCTTAGTCAAGGAAGAAGGATAGACATTTCTTTCGTAAATGGTGCGCTGATAGAATTTGGCCCTGGGACTCAACGCATTACTCCCCACCGGGTGGGTTATATCATACACCGTGAGGTCGGCCAGGAATGCTTTGTTTCTTTGACGCGCCATGTTTTTGCTCCTCTCCCCTATAGGATTGTCGGGGGCACCCCGGCGCCCGTATAAATATAGTCATTGCCCGAGACCGTTCTAAACTCGTTGCCCGCGGTGCCGGAGCTAAATTTAATCCCCTCTTGAAGAGCGGAGACCTGCACATCAAAGCCGGCGTCAGAAATAGAACTCGCCACCGAAGTAATTAGGTAATAGCCGCCAAAACCCAGACGCTGTGCGAGATTTGTTGTAGCACTGCGATTGAAGCCTGCGCCCGACCCAATAGTGATCGGTTCTACATAAAGATATTGACCGTTCTTATGGAGGGTATTCCCCACCATGTCGATCTCGACCGTATAAAGTTCACGTAGCTGTTCGGCGCCTAGGGCGCCCACCCTGGCGATGCGCGCTTCGCGCAAATAAGGTTGGTCAACCCGGTTGAAGGAAATCTTTTTGGCTAGCCCACATCGGGCGCCCATAGCATAGTGATAGATTCCCTGCTCATGATCTTCTCCGCGTTTGCCCTCAGCGGCCGGCTTAGAATCAACAGAGTAGAGTACAAGTGCGGGGGAGGTGGCGTGGCCACCGGCTGAGGAGGCAGCAACCTTTCGACCTTCATCAATATTCCTCTTAAACGAGTCGCGGTAGATCTGACCCACATCTTCGCCTAGGCGGCGTGTGCCTTTCTGCGTAAAAATAGAGGTATCAAACTTAACTTGGGTCGGGAGGCTCTTGTTAAAGCATATATTACCAAACGCCTTTCCGATGATACCTGAGCACATGTCCTTCATAAACTTAAGAAGTGGGTATATTTCTCTCTGTGGTCTCACCACATTGTTGACGAACCATTCTTGAAAATATTTTATAGAGATGGGGATGTGCGCTATATTGGTTCGCAGCATGACCTCATTACCAGTGGCCTCCCTCAGGAGATTTCCAAAACGCATAGGATCCAAATTTTCTAATTCTTCCCAAATGAGTTCACCTGGCATGTTCGGACAACTAAGTTGAATTTCTCGCACCTGATGTGCGCGGAGGGGGTCGAGGAGTTCCGTCTCTGCCATATAAAAGTTAAAACTATTATCACTCACGTGACTCAATTCATCTAAAATCCAATCCACCAGATCTCCAAAATATATAAAGGGTATTTGTATAAGGTTCTGTCGGTAGGCGGGGCTGGCCGATAGGAGGAACTGTTCAAAGAAGTGTCGATTTACCCTCTCCACTTCAGTTTCAGCATCGTCGCCGGGTTCGTCCGCATTCCGGGCGGCCTGATGGTCGGCTAGCCTGTTGATACCATCCATATTGATGTGATTAGCGGGAAAAGGTCTGCCCGAAATCGCCGGGTCGGAGTCGGGATTCAGCTGGTTGGTGATTCTTTTAATAGATTCTCGGGCCCGTTCGTCGACTCCCATATCTCTTAACAGCCCGGATTGCCACATGTCGGGGCCGATAGGCATGACGTAAACGCGGCCGCTATTATACAGGCCGGCCAGGAACTTCTTATATTTGGCAGCCCGATTTCGGGAGGAAAGAGACGCTTTCTTCTTAAGCAGCTCTTCTAGTTTGGGGCTTGAGTCGGTACCGCGCGGGAGGCGCTTCCGTTCTTGGGCGATCTTTGTCTTGATGTCCTCGGTTTCCAGGGTATATACATCTTTGCCGATAAAAAGGTCCGCACTCGGCGCGCGAAGGATCCCAGAGAGGGCCGCTTGATAATCAATAGAGAGATCGACGGAGCCGTCTTCGTTGAAGGTTACGTTGTGGGACACAATCTGAAGATAGAGTGCCGTTTTGGCTTTCTCAATTGCTCCTATTAGGGAGGCGGCTTGCTGGCGATCTACCCCCATGGCGGCGCAAGCCTCCCTAAAGCCTTCGGGTACCGACCAGCCTACCACCGCCTTAATTCTAAAATTTTCTCCCTTATACCGCTCATTGATAGCATCACAGGCGACTGATTCGCCCAGTGCCGACGAATCAATTTGCTCCCCTTCGCCACGGAAAGATGTACCGGAGCCAATAATCAAATCCAAATAGCCGGCCTGGTTGGGGATGCCCGCTTGGGCGCGGCCGCCCTTCCAATTAAGGGAGAACATATCCTGGAGAGTCTGAAAGTAAATATTTAAATTGGCGGAAATATTGTTTTCCACTTCGGCAGGCTGGACGCCATCAAGTTTCCACGAAAAGGATTTAATGCCGGCGCCTCTGAACCGACCCCATCTATACTTGGTGATATTCTCAATATCACTCGGGTTGATGAAGTTGGGAAAGGGAATTCTAGTTTCTTTATAGGGTTTAAGCTTGTCCTCATCCTTGTAGTCCACGCGATAAAATCTCATAAAGGGGGTAAGAAGAGCATACACATCGGGGCAAATATTCAAAAATGCGGTGCCGGCGGCGTCGTCGCCCGCTTGCAAATAAGAAATTAAATTACCGGGGGTACCTTTCCCTCCATTAAGCATACTAAAGTGCTGGAATGCTTCTCCTCCTTTACTAGGATCGCGAGCTTCCTGAGCGCGGTCGGTTAAGAGGCGGATATTTTCAAATAAGAAACACTGAAGATCAACCGGTGCCAGATCTGAGGGGCTCTGTATATAACTGGGCGGTGGTGCAGCGCCTTCGCCATATTCGGATCCATCGGGTTCATCATTGGGATTGGTGTCGACTTCAACATCAGGATCATTCTGCATGAGCTTTTGCAACAGAGGCAGAAACGCTTGTTCAATCTTCTTCGGGTAGTTGCGGGCGATGCGATTTACAAAGTCGTTGGTCTCCATAGCCCACTTTTGATTCCACGGAGCCGGAACGCCCTGCGGCGGTGGATTATTAAAGTCACCGATACGGTAATAAAACACATCCCCGTCGGCGTACCATTTAGGCGAGTCATTGAGTTTGGTAAAAAGCGGGTTGGCGGGACTAAAGTTAGAACCCAAGTCTGAGAGAGTCTTGTTGGAAGCTTCCATTTGGAAGGCAGCGATTGCCGCGGTCGCAGTGGCCTCGGGAATGAAGTATTTCGCATCAAACTTCCCAATACGAGCAGCAGGTACCCACTGCCAAGACTTGGTCCTTTGCCCCGAATATGAGGTGCTGATGAAGAGCTCCACCGTCTCATAGGGGAGGTACTGCGGCCACTTTTTATTGAGAAGGGCATCGCGTGGTTTCATTGTCATAAATTTGGGGCCCGGGTATTCCCAAGCGCCGGCCATTTTATTGGGCCCAAATTGCCCCCCGAGGGCGATGGCGGAGATATAAAGCGCAAAAGTCTCCGGGTGGATATAGGCGTCTCCCCCATCCCATCCTGTGCTGCCCTCGTCTGACTGAAAAACCGAATTAAACACTTCTTGGTGGGCTTGAGAGTTAGCGACTGCCTTAAACACATGCTCTGGTTCACCATATATCTTTCGGATTTGTTTAAGGGCTCTTTCATTGAGAGCCTTAATCGAACTCGGCGCCGATCCGCCTGCCGGGCCGGCGGCTTGCCACCATGCGCGCGCGTTGGCGCCGGGGTAAATGTTCCCCGGTGATTCCATTATCTCAATCACCTCATCGAAGCGGTCAGCCGTAAAAACATATGGCTCGCCACCGTGCATAAGACCATGATCCAGAGAATTTAGTCTCTCCATGAACTCCGCTTTGTCGGCGTCGGAGTATCCAGGTCTTCCCACCTTCGACAATTGTGTCGTTATGTGAATCTCAACAAAAAGGTCGGCCCAGGAGTCCCACTTCTCTTTGGTCTCTTTGATCGCATCCGGGATTGGTGGCGGGGATGTTTCTTCAGTCATAACTTCCTAAAAGTAGGATAAAACCCTCTCCAGTGGCAGCGGAATATCGATGACATCCCCCAGACTAAGATGGGCTTCTGTGGGAGCCTTATTATAGAAGGCAATGACCCACCAGTAAGTGGGTTCCCCATAATATTTGGCAGCCAGCTTATAGTAGCGGTCTCCCGTATGCCAGATGTGCTGAACGCTTGTTAGTTCTCTAATGTCATCAGCACTAGGATAATTGAAAATGGCTGTATTATACTGCGTAATGGCTTTAACGTCTCTCTCTTCGAAGAGCTTGGCGTACGCGTCCATATTGTTTCTTAGAAGCCGTCGTTTTAGATATCTATCGCTCATTTGTTGTTATCCTCTCCGCGGGTCATTGACCGCCCGTGGTCCGGTTTCGCGGATGGCCTCGTTCACCGGCTGCGACCCTGCGCGGGTGGTTCCTCTCCCAGCGCCTATTCTGGCGACCTTCTCGCGCCAAACGTGCATCAAGCACCTCACTTTGGCGTGCCGCTTCTTGTTCCTGCTGTCGACGTTGCTGTTCTTGAATTTTGAGAAGTCGTTCGGCTGACTCATTCTCAAGAGTCATGGATGCAGCACTTCTTTGAGGGTTGGGGAGCCTATTAACATACTGGTTCATCATCTCATCCGAACTCCCTGGATCAAATTCTCTAGCAAGTGCGTGAGGAAAGTTCTTCGCTCCCTCTTCGCTGAAATCTCCGAAGGAGTATTTAGATCCCCCGACCCCGTTGCTCGCAGCGCCCCAGCCTACCTTGTGTGTATGAAGAACAGTAAACTCTAATTGAACAGAATGTTCCTTATAAAGTAAGTTGGGGGCCTGGGCGGCCGGGCCCGTTGTTATGACGGGGCCAGCGGCCACATTTGGCGCATATGAAAATCCCTGTAGAAATCCGACGAGGCCCTCGTTGTCGCGCGCATTGGCCACCAGGCCACTATACTTCATCCGCAAAAGAGGGGCCGCAGTCAGCACTTGAAACTGGGGGTCTGCGTCGCTGGAATATACCGGATAAAGAAACTGAGCTAAACGATTCATATTGTGTTGATTCAGCGTTGCCTCGTTTTTATCCACTGCGACCACATCAAAAGCGAGACTAATCTTTCGTCCGGTTCGTTGAAAGGTGTACATGTCATCCATACGACCATATGCAGGGGTGCCGTTCCACTGCGATGTAAAGTTGTCCGCAAAAGTAGTAACCCAGCCATCAAACCGTACTTTAGACTGGGTGGGAAGGTGTTCCACTTCAATGGAAAAATAAGGATTCTTCCTAGGATTGGCCACCTGAAGATCGGCGACGGCGTTCTGGGCGCGCGGGTCGTGGCCCGAGGCATCTTGTAACGCCTGCAACATCGCGTACGAAGGGCCCGCGGCATTAGCCAGAGAGCGCCTCTCGCCGGAACGAGGTGTCTGGCCACTAGCGGCGACGAAGTCCACAGGCTCTTCACCTATCCGGCCGCGGCCGCCGCGTCCGGAGCGTCGCTCTCGTTGAGCCTGGCGTTGCTGATAGTTGCCGGCGAACTGGCTGGTGGAAACACTAAATGGTCGGGGCGCTTGGCCATCATTTCTTGCTGGTGCGTCACTCATTTTTCATATCTCCCTTGGTCTACCCCTGATAAAACGGACTGATTGCCCGAGATCCCTGAGGTGAGTTTAGTGCTGTAATTATTTGGTCGTTCAATTCTTTCTCTCCAATCTTCACAACAATATTGATTGGCTGTTTCTGGTCGCCCCCCTGTGTGCCGGTGAGTGCTGCCACAACAGGGTCGGTGATTGCCTCCTTGAGGAGAGGGCCCATGATCTGCCGGAGGGCGCCCTGCATCATCATCCCGGCAGGTCCGCTAGCTGCCAGTCCGCCTAGGCCGCTGAAGGCTTTTGAAATGGGGCCGCCTGGTTTGGTGGCCATGATGGTGTCGTCGGAAGAAGGCTCAATGACTTCGCCACCACTGGTGACGATGACATCGTTGGTTTTGCGGGCTTTTGCTCGTTCTATATTGGTGCCGAAGCCAAAAAGCTTGCCGGCGAGGCCGAAGGACAGGTTATTGGCCAAATCTTTAAGTGATTCTACAAGAGCGTCGACGAACCCCCTTCCGTCCTTTACGTGCTTGAAAAAGGATATGAAGAAGCTTATGGCCATGCCGATCGGACCAAGGAACAATAGTACCTTTTGTGTCATATCAACTAAAATCTCGGTCCAGCTCATTCCCTGCTTGCGCATATTTATAATGTGGCCAATAACCAGTCCCAGGGCGACTCCAACGAGGAGATACGGGCCCCAGGCCACCTTTGATGCTATGCCGAACATCTTCACCGCAATGCTAGCCGACTTCTGAGTCGCAGTAAAAAGCTTGAGTGCAGCGCTGAACATTTTTAAGGACATCCCGCTGGCAGTCCAAAGGGATTTCGCGATCATCATTCCCTTAATTAACATGTATAATTTGGATGTAACCCCAATCAAAATTGTAGTAAAGAGAACAGCCTTAACGGTTCCCCTATCAAGCTCTTTAATCCATTTACTAAACTTCGAAATTCCCTCGGCAAAACTTGTAAACCACTCGCGGTTTTCAACGATTAAGGTGCGCATTGCATTTTTAAGCTCGTCAAAAACACTCTTGGTTTCGGCCGCCAGTTCAGCCAAGCGCTCTTGTTCCATGGCCTGCCTCTCTTCCTCGTCCGAGAGGGCGCCCATTGAGCGTCGCAACTGATCAACCGACATGCCGGCCGCATTCGCAAGCGCCTGTTGTTCCTGCTTGCTCATCATATCAATACTAACGCCGGCGGCCTCAATAGATTGTTTCATAAGTTCTAGACGCTCTGCCTCAGTAGCGTTGAGCATATCAATAGAGTTTAAATAGGGGCCACCCAAAATAGCATTCAAACGGCCGACTTTTTGGCCGGCGCCCTCAAAAGTATCAAAGGGGTCCCCCACGAGGCCCATCAGTTCGTCTACAGACATGCCAGTTGACTTAGATTGCTGTTCAAGCTTTTGGAACACGCCCATCATCTGTGTGCCGTAGAACGCCAGCTTAGGGGCGACGGAAGCAAAGTCTTCTGCCACCTCGGACATTGGTTTTCCAATTTGTTTAGCGGTTGATGCCAAGGTTCTGAGGGTCTCTTCGGCTTCCCCCGATGTCATGCGTAGCGATTTGGTGGCTTGGTCCATAATCTTGCTAGATGTTTCCGTGGAGACCCCCAACTCGTTCATTAGAGCGACGGTTGTGCCAATTCTTTTTGCTTCGGCCTCGTTAAGGTTTGTAAAATCCCTATAATTATTGAACAAGGATAGTGTAGCTTGCCCGGCTTCGTCGATTGTCACGCCCGCACCTGCCCCGGCGCGCTCAATGTCGTATAGCGTAGTGTTAAACTCATTTCCTGCTCCGGTGGCCTGCTGAAAAGCAGACGAAGCCTTGTCTTGGGCGAACGCCAAATTCACCGAACTGTTAATAATTTTTAAGGTGGCATTACGAAAAGCGCTAAGCGTCACAATGCTCAAAACAATGCTTTTGGTCATCCCTATTATTTCGCCCGTAGTCTTCGGAACGTATTTCGTATAAAGGCTATCGAATTCGCCACTCAAGCCGAAAAGGGCTGTGGTATAATTCCTTGAGATGCGCTCACCTTCAGCCATTTCTTGCTTAAGCTTTTCTTGAGCTTTGGTGTATTCCTCGGTCTCTTCCTTTAGTTTCTTGACCATCTTTCTGAGACGATCTTGTTGCTTTATCTGTTGCGGTGTCGCTTTGCCCTGTTCTTCAAGGGTATCAAGAATCTTGATCTGTGCCTCAAGCCACTCAGTACGCGCTGCATTGATCTTATCTAAAGAAGCTTTTTTACCGGTCTCCGCATCTTCTTCCTCTTTAACCATCCTGACCATTCTCTTGCGCTGTTCGGCTAATCTTTTAAGAGATTTGAGTTCTTCTTCTTGGCGTTCGAGTTTGAGTTCATGACTGATGCGTCGACGCTCCGCCAAGGCGAGCTCTTGATCTGGTGTTAACGCGTCGGTCATTTGATGCCTTTAGTTCCCTAGTTTTTGAACGGCCAGCGTAAGCCAGTTTCCGTTTCAAAGCGACTCACGGCTTTTTCAAGAGAGCGTTTCTCAATCATGGTTTTTGAATTATTGAGACCATTCTTCATATAGCTATCCATGTATCTTTTCTCTCCTTTTAGAGAATTAAAAAAAGCATCCACCTGATCTTGGGTGCCCCGTATTGAGAGGGGGATATCTATGCCGGCCTGATAAAGACCCTGTAGGAGTATATTAACTTTATTAGAAAATTGACTATAAACATACTCATTGAGCGAGTTGTCGGTTAAATCAATAATTATTGGCTCTTGAGAATTGTCCATTGAGATACACTCCTGATGTAAATAGTTATTTAAACAAAAAGGGGCACCTACTATGTGCGAGAGGTGTCGTTCGCGTCTTCCATAGCCTTGTTTTGTGCCTCAAATTCTTTAACGAGGCGCTCCACGAACCAGCGGCGCAACTGAATGGGTAGGTTATAGGCCTCTAGGAAAGACCAGCCGCCGTGATGTTTAAGGGCGAAGAGTTCTTCATACACCCCTTGCTGATATTCAGGACCCAGGCCAAAAAAACTCTGCCGTCATTGGCAGACCTACTCTTCCTTCGTAGCTGCAGGTTTCGCACTCATACTCAACCGTTAAATCTAGGTTGGGAACGATTCCATCATAAACAGTACGAATCTGTCGTGAGATGGTGGCCGGGACGACACTGATGAAGTGCTTAAGGGTCTCGTGGTCGTCATGACCATCAACCTCAACGATAATGGCGCCGAGTTGATCGGTAACATTAGCCTCGGGGCGCTTCATTTTCTTGCGTTTGTCACGCTGCTGCGTTACCCGCTTCTCGTCGCCGCCCTTTAAGAGCCGCACTGTAACTGTTAATTTGTATTTTTCAATAAAAATATCATAATAACCATCTTCGCGGAGAGTCACCTGGGGAGGGAGGGAGGGCTCTTTGGTTTCAATTTCATCTAGATCGATACGGTGTGCAGCAGACGCAAAGCAACTGGGACACGTAACTGTAGATTCATAAATTGGGCCAAAGCCTGTAATGCGTGTTGCAATTAGTACCGCATTCTTATCTCCCACCAACATGTCATCAGTTTTTATACGTTTATCCACCAAAACAGACTGCAAGAGTCTATCCAAAGCGAGTCCTTTCTTTAGCAGCGACTCAGAAGATAGAATATCTTCCTCTTTGGCCGTCATATGTCGGATTTCAACTGTACTTGTGTTGTGGAGGGGGTGACCCTCTTCATAGGGTTCGCCTCTACTGGGCAAATCCACAAATTCCGTGGGCGTTACAAAGGAAAATAAACTATCTGTTTCTTCTTGCAGTGCTGCGGGAATTGGGGGATTGCTGTCGAAGGGCGCGTCAGGAGAACCAGTTCTCCCGGAGTTATTTCTTCTAGCCATTCATTACCTGCTTTCTTTTCTTTTACGAAATAGCGCGGACGAGTTCAAGTCCTTCGCCAATCTCATACTCAGCCCAATCATACCGGAAAGTCACCTCTAAATTAAGTAATTCATCACCAGCATAGTCAAGTTCACCAAATTTGGCTTCCGTAATAAAGGGATTTTTAAGTGTCCAGATGGAGACCACCTGACCTTCGCCAGTCAGTTCCTCAATGCTAACGGAACCCAGAGCACCGAGTGCCATTCGCTTGTTGACTGTGGAAATACCAGAACTAATTGCGCCGGCTTCTGTCACACGCTCTGCCTGCAAATTGGGCTTGAGGTAACCAGAGTTAACCAGAGCCTCATAAAGAAGAGCGTTGCCATCAGGGTCGATGGAGTTAACAATAGTGGCAGAGACCGTATTCCACGTAACGGTTCCAGGATAATAGTATGTGTTTCCCAGGAACTGGTGAGGAGTCTCGGAGATACTATACGAAGGCTTAGTTACTGACTTGCAAAGATACTCAGCGTAAGCACCCCCTTCAGTACTTTGAAGCTGTGGCAGCCTCAAAATAAATCTATGTTGCCTTTTAGGTTCTGATGCTGCTGATGTCCAAAATGCCATTTGTATAGTGCTCCTGTTTAATTTAAATAGTAGGGGGATAAAGTATCCCCCGTACTTTTATTATTAATCCTCGAACGATGCTCCCGTTCTTGTAATGTTGAAATCAATCGCGATAAATTCAATGGCGCGAGTGGGCTTCAAGTAGATCCGGGCGTACAGAATATTTCTGTCGATCAGGTCTGGTGTTGTGGTTGTCCCGTCGAGGACCAACCTAAAGTCGGAAAGACCAAAGTTTGTCCTGACATCCTCAAGGAAGGGAACGGCGACGGACTTGAATCGAGCCCAAGTTGTCGGAACGTTCGGATCAAAGAGAATCGTGGTTGCCAGCTGCGAGATGCGCTTCTTAACGAAGATCATCAGGCGGCGCACGTTAATGCGATCCAGTGCCGAAGGCGTAACCTGCAAGGTCTTCTGACCAAAGATTACAATTCCTTCTGCGGGGAACTTGGCAATGGGGTTAATGTTTGCCGAGTAGAGGTCATCCCGATCCTTGCGGCGCAACTGGTGAGCCACATCGGTGATGGGAATGCCAGCCGAACCCTCTGTGAGTCCACCGCGATTGAAGCCGGCGGGTGCAAACCAAACCTGCGTCTTACGCTGGGAACTTGAGAAAGTACCCAGGGCTGCGATAGAGGGAGGTAACCACACGAAGGCCCCATTAATGGAGTCTCGTCCACGGACCCATGGATAGAAAGTACAACCGTACGAACTATTAAGGCCGCGTGAGCGGAGGGCTGAAATGACCTGCCGCAGGTTAGAGCCAGTATTCTTGCGCGCGGCAGCAGTGCCTTCCTGACGCGGGACATAGCCGGCGTCGGGGAGGTCGATGACTGCCAACGCGTCGCCTCGATCTTCACACACATTGATAAGGTTTGTAGTCAAGCCTGCCTGTGTGAGTCCAGGGACAGCTGCGAGATTCATCTCAACCACCTCAGGATCGGAAATAGCGTCAATCGTTCGACGAATCGAGTTGAATACATAACTGTTCTGGTCCGACGGCGATGAGGTTGGAATGTTTCGGTTAGCGAACGCATCCATCTCTGTAACATCGACACCATCAAATCCACCAAAGAGGGGGACCGTAAAGCGATCGAAGCCTTGATCAAGAACACCAGTAAGGTAGCCGTTAGTGGCTGTCCAAGATGTTCCGCCGGCGAAAGAGCCGCTCTGCCACGAAGTAGTGGCCGCAGCGGAACCCGACAAGTCGTCTAGACTGAAGGCCATCGAGGCCTCAAGGCCGGAAGATGTACTGCTTCCCTGAAAGAGAGAGAACATATTGCCAACGGCGCCGCCGCGCGGGCGGAGGGTATCAATGGTCGACGGGGCGAAGACGCTTCCGCCGGCTGTCTTGGTGGTCTGAAGTCCGAAGTAGGCGTCTGTAACGTTGCTCAGGTTGCCATCCGACGCGTTCACGCGAAATTCGGGTGCCGGGTAAAGCAAGGTGCCGTTGACCGCATTAATCGGAACACCGTTGGAGGCACTCATAACCAGAATGTCGCCCGGACCACGAGCAATTTGTGTGCTAGAAACATCAGGCAACGATCCTGTCACCCAATTGCCTGCTTCGGCGCCTTGGAGATTTGCCTCATCGGTATATTTGACGATTCCTCGCCAACCGAAAGGAAGGAAACTTGCGTTTGCAATACCAGCGTCAATGTCCGAAGAAACTTGGACGCGCACAAAGTCAGAATTGTTGGGCCAATCGCCCTTCTGGATGTAGCGGCGCTCGTCTTCGTCCCAATCGCGGTAGCGATCACCAATCTTACGAGCAATATAGTTAAGGGAATTAGGGTTAAGGTCGCAGTTGTCGAACTGCTCCACAATACGAACCACATTATCCGAATCGCTGAGGTGTCGAATCACAACTGAGAACGTACCGTAATCGGTCGCATCATTAGTCGATACCTTAATGTCAGAAATCGAAACCTTCAGGTTCTTGTTGGTCCAATCTCCCTGCTGATCCAAAGCGTGGAACTTAAAGAGATTAGAAATGCCAGATCCCAGCTCACCGCTCGTAACCCAAGGAGTTTGGGCATTTTGGACGCCGTCCTGGTAAACGCTGGCCGAAGCAACAGTCGAAGTACTCTTGTAGAGTTTCAAAATGGTTGCCATCGTTCGGGTCTGGTCGCTAGTGGCGTTAATATTGGAACTAACGTGGCGATCGAAGGTCTCCCCGAGGAAGTAATTTAATTCATCTTCCACAATCCCACTATTTGACTGTTGGGGGTTAGTATTCAGGACCTTTCGCAGATACCGAGGACTATTCTCATCAAGGTTAAAGGTAGTTGTGAGAGAATCCGTACCCTTATAGTTCTGGATTATAAGCCTGAACTGGTTACGGGTTCCATCGTCGGCTACAACATAGTTTGTGCCGGTAACATTTAACGAAGACACCGCAATTCCGGTGGCTGCAGAACCACCGGTGAGGCGTCCATTCTGCGTGGCGCTGGCGCCCGAATCGGTACCAGGCGGGTTGGGGTTCATGGTCGATCCCATATCCCAGGTAAATACAGCACCAAGAGTTGTTGCGGTGCGGACGGTGGCGGACAGCGTACCAGTGACAGCATACTCCCCGGTCAGTTCGGCTGAACCGGTGGCTCCTTGAATCTGAACCATAGTCGTTCCAATAACTGATGCAGCGAAATCTGCAGATGCACTGGCATTAATAACGGCGGCGAGATTGGTGGCAAAAGTAGCACTTGTCCCGGGCGTACTATCGTCAGGTGCACCAATAGCGTATTGATTGGCAGAAGCCACATCATTGGAGCTACTCACCGATGTAAAGGTGTAACTGCGGCCTGAGGTGTAGTGATCGAGTTTTATGGTTGAGCCGACCTGTTGGGCCGCGGCTCCTGAGATACACGTGATGGAGCCGGTTGCAGCGATCGCTGCACCATTTGTCATTAATGATCCCGAGATAACCGGGCGGGCGGTACCGTTGGTATAGATGATAGCCGCGAGCGCGCCTGTGACCTCTAGATCAGCCGAACCCGACTCGGCAATAAAGATGCCCCAAGCATCGTCAGTCTTCCAACCGGCTTGGCCGCCTGCACTCAGGGTACCAGCGGTTGTTTCTGTGCCAAGAAGGCGAATATAGGTTAAAGGAGAGCTGTTACGCAAGTAAGCCTGCGCAGCATACATACCATAGGTGGGGGCAGATTTATTGTTGCCCGCGCGCCATACGTCATCACCGGGTTCGCCCGGGCTAGGAGTACCAAACTTTTGAACGAACTCGGAAAACGAATTAACGGTAACAGGGCGCAATGCAGGGCCCTTTTCTGCTCGGCCAATCACAACTGGTCCGATTCCAACAGGTGATGCTGGAAGGTGGGAGTTGTCAATCTCGTTGACGAACACTCCCGGCGATACAAATCTGAAATTTTTCACTGACATTCGTTTGGTTCTCCCTAGATTACAGAATCTTCTAAGTAAATAGTATTATTCACTCTCAATCGTACTATTCTCTATAAAATCCATCCTTAATATTCTCGGGTATTTCCCCAAAGATGGTTTTCTCTCGCCCCAGTTTAACTTCCACGGCGTTTTCGCGGATAGCAATGGTGGGTGATTCTTGGTTCTCGCCCTCTCCGACCAGATACCCCAGCACCTCAATAGAGATAGTGGTCTCATAGTTCCGCTGCTCCATTCCGAGGGCGGCCTGATTGGACTCGTTCGTAAAGCCGCCGTCGATAAACACCTCATAGTAATGACCATCCTGCGTGATGCGGCGCGGAGTGCGCGAATTGCCGGGGACGGTGATAAAGGGCCGCACCAGCTCATTCAAGTGCTGCTGGTACTCGGTCCGTAAGATAACCTCATAGTTTACCTTTACCCATGTAGGGATGGGAATGGTCATTGTCTCGTACACCACCCGCTGGGTCGACATGTTGCGCTTGTTTGTATTAAGGTTTTTCGAATCTACATCTTTATTGGCGCCATACTTGCGCTTGGAGTACGCATTTTGAAATTCTGCTGTTTTTTTAGGATTGATTCGGCGAGCTATTTGAATAGTTCCGCCCTGTGCACCGGGTTGGGGGTATAAGTTCGCAAATATGGTGCCCTTAAAGTTGGGATCCTTTGTAACATTAGCGCGATTTACAGCAATTAGAGGCAAAATTAAGGTCTGCTCGGTGTCCCGAAGTTCTTTGTTATGTTTAATCTGATATGCTCGCTCCGAAGTAACCCACAACACAGGAACCTTTTCAAAACCATCATTCGTTGTGATGGATAAATTCAATTCCTCGTTAATAAAGTTCATCATGGCGCCATCAATGGTTTCTAAGGACGAAGGAGCAAACTGAACTTCATGAAGTTTGTCCTCAACGCCTTTATCGCCAATATAATCGTATTCGTGCCCCTTGGTGTTCTGGATTTGTAATTGTGTTCGCCTATCCTTGCGTGCCATTGTCTATCCCCTATCCAACGTAGATGCCGGTGGGGATGTTTTCCATCACTTTCTTGGTAGAATCTTGCAAAGTGGCATCCTTGGCAGCCATTTCAGTATAAGTTAACTCATCTAGAATCGTCTTAAGTTCATCGCGGAGCATATCTTGCTCGGCCTTTGCCTGACCCAGGAGTTCGGCAGCATTTAGAGTTACACTCTCGCCCGGGATCGGCACTGTTGCAAACTTGCCGCGCACTTGTCCCAAAATCTCTTTGGTGAGTGCCAAAGCAAACCGCCGGATCCACTGCTTACCAATCGAGTTAATCTTTGCATAAGGAATGTTAGCAAATGGTAGAGTATTCATATTATTAATACCCTCAATACCAGACTTGGGCTGCCCTGTACCCTCTTCCCAGGGTGCATATTGGTTTTCAATTGTAAATTCTACCCAATATTTCTCTGGGGATGTTCCCTGAGGTCGAGGATAGATACGCAACATATTATTCTTAATTTCATATGAATAATGAGAAATACGCGTCCAGAGAGCATCCTCGTAGGCCATGGCTTGAAGCTTGTTTTGCCAGACTGGGACTATTTCAAACGTTGAGTCGTCTGCATACTGGCCGTAGGTGCGCATATTGCCCACGACGGAAAATCCACCATAATATCCATAGAAGCGCCACATCGCTCGTGGGGTTTTAAAGAATACTTTACGAATCTGCACCCGTTTATCGCCGATCTGGCCAAAAAAGGAGGCGTCGGTATTGGTGGCAGAGGATGCCGAAAGAAGGGCCTGCAAATCATAATCCTGCTGGCCTGATACTTTATCAATGGAGCCAGAGTAGATAGGGAGAGTTCCTCCTAATCCCACTTCAGTAATTGATCTCTCGGATACGCGGCGTGAGAAGCCATAATCAAAGCGAGGATAACGTAGTTCGACATCTGACCCAGAGAGTGCATGACCTGACTCAATTTGGCCGTCTTGGTCAAAAGAGGCGGTGGCAGCCCCTAGCAGATCAGATAAAGAATTCTTGCTTTGGTGTAAATTAACCAAATAAGAATATTCTAAAACCGCTTCTTCATAGGCGGCATAAACATTTCCTTCTGCCAGTTCAATATCTAGGACGTCGCCCCCCAGTTTTTTATATGTATAGGCCACCTGGTCGGCCGCCCCTGAAACAAATGCTCCAGAACCAGCATAAACACCAAAAGGCAGTGTTGCGCCCACATTTGCTGTGGATCCGGTGACCGGTAGGACATTTGAATTAGATGTAGAGGCAGGTTGTAGATTAGGGATCGCCATGAAAGTTCCTCGTGTGCTCTGTTACTAAATAGAAAGCCCCGCCTCAAAAGAGACGGGGCTTTAACTATTTTGACCTTACGTCAGGTATGCTAGTCTTCAAGACCGCGGACAATAACAAGTCCATACATATCCGGACGAACCATCTTCTTGGCATATCGAGTCATCACGCCCTTGCGAGGCACGAAGTCTTCAACGCCGAAGATCGTCGGGGTGGTCTGCAGCGGCACATAAGGTGCGTACACATAACCACTCTCAAGGAAGCTACTTCCGCGTCGACCCACAAGGATCAAGTTACGCGGGAAGTAAGGATCGACAATAATGTCGAACTTCTTCGAAAGGGAACCAACCTTAACAGCACCCGCATCTCCGCGGTCGCTATCAGCAGTCACATTGGCACGGAAGCCGGCAGTGAACTCAAGGATGTTGGCAACCTCTGGTCCAACGACGCAGAAGTTAGCAGCACCACGCAGAGTCTTGCGGTGGATCTGTGCAGAGACATCATTGATGGTCTCAATGAGGGTCTCATACCATTCGCTCACGTTACCCGTGAAGTCCTGTGTAACCGTGGAAACAACACCTGTCTCTCGGTTGAGGAACTGACCCGGGTGGCGAGACCAGTAACGAATACCAGCCTTTGAGCCGCGGACGAGGTCCTCAAGGATCTCACGATCAATCTCAAGAGCGATCTGCTCAGACAGAATCTGAGTAAGCTCGACCTCGGCATCAAGGTTGTGGTAGGCGTTAAGATCCTGTCCTAACTCCGGGGTCCACTTGGCCTTGAGCTTCTTGGTGACTGCCGTAACGGACACACTGTCGACTCGGATGTCGATCTCAGGAATGTTCGCATTACCTTCCAATCCCCAAGTATCAGCACCGATAACGGAACCAAGCGGCCCGCCGTCAATAAAGTTGTCGTTGATCGGCACGTTAATAGTGACCGCGCCATCGAGAAGTGCATCAAGGGCAGCTGGGGTAACAGCTCCACTAGCAACAACGGTCAGAAGAACCAGGTCGCTGTCGTTCTTATCTATGCGAGTCAAACGACGAACAAGCTGTCCGTCAAGGCCTTGATCCAGCGGGAACTCGCAAGCCACGAGGTCCTCTTTGTTAAAGCCAGTACCATCGGCCAGGGACAGGGACGCCAGAGTAATAGTATTCTGAGCGAAAGCAGAACCGGAAGTCAGATCCGGGTCGTACTGCAGAACACTATCGCCACCGTACGCTCCTACTGAGACGACATTATCATCGCTATCCCACTGGGGGATTCCACCTACACCAACTGAGCCAGAAGCCCGCGGGGTTGTCACGATCGTCGCGGAACCCGTCGGAGACGAGTAACCATTGTTCAACGCATAAGGGCCAGCCTCGGCGTTGAGTCCCGTCAAGAGGACACCACCGGTGATCTGGGCGCCTACGCGTCCGCCACCGAAGAGAGAAGCCTCTCGGCCCTGAGCGGTTCCGTCAATCTGACCATAGCCCAAGCGCGGGAGTCCTGGGCCACTATCCGAAGTGGTGAAATCCAGGAAGAAGATGAGGCCCGAGGGCAAACTCATCGGCTGAACGCTAACGAGATCGTTGGCGATCAGGGAGCCGAATACACGGCGAACGAGGGGGAATGCGACAGCCGCAAAGCCCTCAACGTCTCCACCCGCCATGGATGAAGACTCTCGAAGTAACTCTTTTGCTTGGTTCTCAAGCAATCGGGCCATTCCGTTCCGAGCGGTGTCGTCGCCGATACCCTCAAGCAGTCCGGTCTGTTCCCATTTTCCAATGAGGGCAGCACCTTCGGCTGAGAGATCGCGGTTAACGATACCTTCGGTTAATTTCTGTACAATAGACATTTTATAACCTCCTATAATTTGTTGTTGAATGTCATTTATTCAAACCTGCTAAACGCAGCATACGATCCATATTAGGATCGTGTGTTGCCTCGTTGTTTTTCTTAGAGTTGATCAAAAGCGATGTAGGTCTCTGAACCGCTTCACGAAGTGTTTGTGGTCTCGAACTATTATTAGAGTTCGGGATCCCCACTGCGTTTTGAATTGTTTCAAAAATCATATTCGCTTCTTCAACAGAATTGGCAAGTTGAACAGCTTCGACAATTTTATTCTTTTGTCGCTCATTCAAGGAGGCGCTGCTTAGTGCCTTGTTTTGATAAACAAGCTTGGCGTTTTCCAAGTTCAACTTAGTAAGCTGAGTCTTGGCTTCAAATAGAAGAGCACGTAGCTCTTCCGTTGATTCTTTAAGTTCAGAGTATTTGGTTTCAAATAACTCATCATCGGAAACTACATCTGGGGCGGTTCGAGTTTCTTCGTCCTCGTCTTCCACGCCCTCCGGGTGTGCTTCCAATGCTGCGAGCATGGCATCATCGTTAGCCTGCTCAATACTGTTGTAGGTAGATCCTTCAGCCGACCATCCTTGAGGTCGGGGGACCATGTCCACAACTAATTCTTCGATAAGATCAGATAACACCTCTTCGCTGAGAGCAATGTCTGCGTCTTCTTCTAAGTCGACGCGCGCGGAAGATCCAGCTAGTTCAGCATCGTCCTCACTCGCGGAGGCCGACATGATCTCTTCCTCGTCTTCTGTCTCGCTTTCTTCCGCTAAAGTGTCGGCGAGGCCCAAAGCATCATTAAGTTCAGGAGCCGCCGGTTCTGCGCCTGCAGCCTCCTCTTCCTCGATGCGTGCCTTGAGTTGACTGAAGTCTATTTCCACCAACTCGTCGTCAGCGGGGGCATCAATTTCTTCGTTCTGAAAGGCAAAGGGTACGTCTTCCATAAAGGTGGCATCCGCCTCGGGGGCTTCTTCCTCCTCAAGACCTAGGCCCAACTCATCCTGCTCTAGTAAAGACGAAAGGGCTCCGCGAACTTCGCCGGCGTACTTCTCTAGCACGGCTGTTTCCGCGTTTTTAAGTGCGGCTTCCTTGAGGGCTTTAGCGTCTACAATCGCTTCTTCTAATAGTGAAGACATAGAATTACTCCAAATCTGATGACTTATCAAAAATAAATAGTTCGTAAGATGGGGAAATGACTAATAGTTGTGATTTCTAGTGTCCCTGCTGCCTGTTATCTGTTAAAATAAACCAATACGTGCCAGTACTCACCAGCGTAACGCTCTGCGCGCTACCCTCGATTTCGATTGAATCCTCTGGACCCTCACTCTGGTTGGAACCCATAAACTGACCGCCGTTGGAGTCAATCGTAAGCGTGTCATCGCCATTGCCGGTACTCAAAATGTGATATGTTCTTCCGGTAACTCCGCTAGCAGCTGGGAGAGTTACGGTTGTTGTGGCATTTGTCGCAAGGTCTGCTATGTAGTGAGTTTCATCTAGCGTCATATCACCAGTAATAACTGTATAGTTGCCTGCTTGAGAGCCACTAACTTCAAAGGTGGAGTTGGGTGTTGCCGTGCCGATGCCGACTCTATCAGCTCCTCCCGACACGTATAGAGCATAGTCGGTATTGGCTGTCATAACCTTAAAGTCCGTTGCGTCGCCCGTGGTACCGACTGTCACGGTATCTAGACCGTTCTCGTCTAGGGTCAGCATAGCTTTGCCGCCGCAGGTAAAGGTCATTCCATCAAGCCCTGGCTCACCACCACCACCAAGTTTAATATGAGTGTTAGTGTCATTATTATTAATAATATAAGCAGTGCCTGCCGTGCCGACACTCATATATCCTTGTACATCAAGGGTGTACGCCGGCGTATCGGTACCGATGCCGACGTTGCCCTCAACAACTAGGTTGCCGGTGCCTGGGTCTGTCTGTGTCGTGCCAATTCTACAAGAGTCAAGGCTAGCAAAATCATCAACAAACAGATCATCACTTACACGGATGTCACCATTTACGTCCAGGGTGTATAGTGGGGGATTGGACTCTCCTCCGGAGGAACCGGTATTAATCATAACCCAGGAATTACCCCATGTAGCCTTAGAGGTAATAGGGGCAGTCATGGGAACGCCCGCCTGTCCATACACCCCTCGTATATCTGTCCATCCAAAACCCTCAACAGCGCTGAGTTCCACGCTCCAGGGATCACCTTCATATGGATTGGATAGATTCCGTAACGACCAAAAATCAGCACTCAGGTTCCAGAAATAGTGATCTTTCGTGTTTGACAGATCATAATCACCAATAGCTATGGACACATAACCATTAGCATCAATACCGAGCCATTTCCTGTACCCATCTGATCCGTTATCTGTTATACTACCATAGGCCGCGGAACCGGTTCCAGATATTGTACGCGCCATGGTGGCGTAGGCGTAGCCTCCTATCGTAAAGTCAATCATACCGGCGCCAAAATAATTATATCCGTGTACCCTGATCTCAAACATCTCGTGGCTACTGGCCGTTATATTTGTGTGAATCACGAAAGCTCCCGTAGCCGGGAGTGAGTAGTGCTGCCAGCTGAGAACTTGGGGGTAGTATTTTATACTTGAGGTAACGGCCACGGGAGGAGAGAAACAGGTACCTGCGGTAAATTGATTAACCCCGTCAGACTTAATGCCGTTAGATGCTGTTACAGAATTGGTGACCGTGATTGACCCAGCGCCATCATAAACAAACCCAGAGTCGCCGCCCGTACTACCGCCATCATTATATTGAACGTTTGTGTCGGATCCGGCTGGGGATGCTGTGGCTGTGATGTTTGAGAGCGCCGAACCATCGCCATAGAAGGCAGACGCAGAAAGATTGTACGACGAACTAATCTCATCATTGGATCCCGAGATAGTGAAAGCCAGCTCACCGCCGGCTACGATTCCAACTGCATCTTCACTCCAGTCTAAATAAGTATTTCTCTGGGTGTCATCTTCATTATAGATGTCGCCCTGATAAGTCTTGCCTTTTGAATATTTATAAGCCATATCATATATAGAATCTCAAATACAAAAAGGGCGGGCACCTCGAAAGATACCCGCCCCGTGTTGTATAACCGTCTCCGAAGAGAGGTTAGAGTTTTCTTAGAATACGTTCCACTGATCACCAGTTGAATCATACACCACCGACACTGCAGCACCAGCCGACTCCAAGATGATGGTACTTTGTCCATCAATGTTGTTGCCATTGCCGCTAATTGTCAAATCAGCACTCATCGTAGATGCACGCTTGATGGCAAAGAACTCACCATTTGTCGGCGAGGCCGGCAAAGTGACGGTGAAGGCAGAGCCACCACCCTGGCAAATAACATAACTATCCTGGTTGTCCAGAGTTGCAGTTGTGGTCTTAACGGCCACACTATCGTAACGAACGCCAGATCCAATGTCCAGGCGCCCCACGACGTTGACTGCAGCACTAGCGCCACTACCAAGGTAGACATTAGAGCACGACGCACTAAAGTCCTGCTGGATTGCAACATAGTCATACTGAGTGTCAAACTTCATGAAGTCGCCACCCGAGCCCGTGTAGAACAAGAGAGCACCATTGGTGCCCGATGTGTCTTCCGCGAGCTGGATTGTCACGGCATTCGTAGTCATGTCAATGGTCTGCGAAGAGCCTTCATCAAAACTAAGTGTACCACCAATGGCGGTGGCCCCATCTAGATCAACATCTGCGTCGACGGCGATGTCGACTGCGAATTCGGCGCCGTCGGCAGTGATAAAGCAGATGTCCTCGTCTTCTTCGTCCGTCATCATAAAGAACCCGTCACCGAGTACGGCACTACCACTAGCAGAAGAAGAAACGACCAGAGCTAAATAGCCGTTGTTGTCTTCGCGGTCGGTGGTCCACTCGAGGTTGTCAACGGAGGTGCTTAGCACACCGGATGCGCCGGCGATCAGGATGCCGCCTTCATCTAGATCTGACAAAGTCAAACCAGCAGCTGAGACATCATTGAGTCCAGCGATATCTTTGCTAGCATCGAGCACGACAGCCTTGGATTCAGTCGCTGTACCGGCCGTAACATCCACATAGTTAAGCTCAGCAGCAGTCGAAGTGACGAGGGTACCTGCAAGCTTAAGACCATTTGTACCATCGTGCGATGCAATATCAAAATCATACGCACCATCCTTCTGTGTCGTATCGCCATCAGCACTGAAGGTCCACAAATCAGCAACAGAGTCCGGTCCGAGAGTAGAGCCGTCGTCCATCGAGATGGAGGCGACAGACATAAGTCCAGAAGCGGCAATAGTCGTAACACCTGAAACTGCACCTTGATTGCTAATTGCAGCAGCCCCATTTAGGGAAAGACTATTGCCCTGAATTGCACCTGAACCAGAGAGCAGCCCACTATTGGGGTTGAAGGTCAAGGTTGCATTGCTTGGGTTTGTACTACCATCGGAAGTAGCGACAGCGAGGGCGGCGCCGCTAGCACTAGCAGTCTGAGACATGACAAGCATAAGCGCACCGTCAAGGGCTGAACCAGTAACATCCACACTGTCTGAGGAAAGGCCTGTAATGTTAGAACCATCGCCATAGAAATACGAAGCCGTAAGCCCGTTAATACCAGTAACGTCTTTGCTTGAGTTAAGAACAACCGTTGCACTAGCAATAGCTGTACCCGCAGTCACACCCTGGTTATAATTAAGTTCATTGGCGCTAGCACCAACAATGGTACCACCGAGGGCCAGACCATTTGTACCATCGTGTGCAGCGATATTGAAATCATATGCACCGTCTTTAATGGTGATGTCACCATCAGCAGAAAAAGTAACCAAATCTGCAACCGAATCCGGGCCGAGAGTAGAGCCGTCGTCCATCGAGATGGAGGCGACAGACATAAGTCCAGAAGCGGCAATAGTCGTAACACCTGAAACTGCACCTTGATTGCTAATTGCAGCAGCGCCATTCAATGAAAGGCTGTTGCCTTGGATTGCACCCGAACCGGAAAGCAGCCCGCTACTGGGGTTGAAAGTCAGCAGAGCGTTGGTGGGGTTTGTGCTGCCGTCGGAGGTCGCGACCGCCAAGCCTACACCACTAGCGCTAGCAGTTTGTGCACCCACGAGCATCAGTGCGGCGTCGACGGCTGAACCAGTAACGTCCACATTGTCAGACGAAATGCCTGTTAAGTTTGATCCGTCTCCGTAGTAACTGTCAACGTATGCGTTTGCAAAACGTTTAGCCGATGAACCAAGATCAGAGACGCCATCTTTGTCGACTAATAAATCATAGTCGGGTTGTAATTCAATATTACCGGAAACATATGCGGTTCCGATTTGAAATTTGTATGCCATTTTTTAAATCCTCCTATAGATTAAATGACTAAACGGGTGAAAAAATCATAAATTTGTTCGCGAACACTCATTCGGAGGAGTAAAAAATTGATATAGCTATCCACGGCCGGTTATCTAAAACATATATATCCCAGAATTGTCAAACGGCCAATAAAATTTAAATTAATATATGAACCAGTTGGCGCCGTCAGTATAAAGACTGAAGGATCCATAGGGAGAATTAATTTCTACACTGGTCGCGCCATCAATTGTATCCGATCCGGAGCGGAGAATAGTAATAACATTGGTGGTTGTGTTTCCGCCCTCGTCCTTGATTACAAAAGTTTGTCCCTCAGTGGCCGAGGACGCCTGGGGGATTGTAAGGTCTACTGTGTTAGAAGTAGTATCCACTCCTACATAATAGTCTGTCAACGCAATACTATAGTCGTTTGTGACCGGGGTGCGCTTAAGGACAAGTCCTCCGGAAAGATGCGAGGCAGCCTTAACAAGGAGTGTAGACCCATCATAGGTCAAATTGGCAGACGCGTCGAAGGCATTGCTTGTATTAAACTGTAGCTGAGTCGTTGCGCCGGCGGCTGTCGTTGTTATCCCACTCAGGTTCGAACCGTCGCCGTAGTACGCGGACGCTGATATATTGACACTGGAGGATACCGTGCCACTGACAACCAATTGATGATCGGGAGCGGTATTACCCCCAATATTCAGACTACTTGTCACATAGGCATTGGACCCATCAATGATGCTGAAGATTCCGCCACCCGAACTGATGCCGCTTAGATTAGACCCATCGCCATAGAAGTAACTCGCAGATACCAGCCCCGAGGCCGTAAGGTCCGTGAGTATCCCCAGACTAGAGGAAATGACATCAGGGCCCAAAGAAGAAGAGCCCAATACGGATATAACGGTACCGGTACTATCAACTATCTCGATAGTACCCGATACTTGAAGTGGGGAGCCTCCAATGACAACCCCTTGAACAGTCAAATCGCCGCCTATTAACACATCGGACGAGGCCGACATATTACCTATGATAGTTAAATTATGGGTGGGAGTGTCAGTTGCAATCCCCAAACGATTGCTGGCCGAAAGAAATGTTAGATTAGCGCTTCCGCTAAGGCCGCCGGAGCCGGTTTGAAACTGGAGGGACCCAACTGGGCCTTGAGCAGACGCATTACCGGCACTAGTGGCGGCGATTGTCAAACTGCTGTTCGGGCCCCCATCAGTAATAGTAATATTCGTGCCGGCGGTGAGGACTCGATCGTTTGGAAGCTTTGACGTTTCGGATACTACGATGTAAGAGGCATCAAGCGGCGGATAGGGTGCGGGTCGCGGCGCGGGCGCGGCACCTCCTTCTCCCGGGATAACTTCTCCGTCAGTCGGGCGATCCACGCTGGGCATGACACGGAAGAGGCCGCGGCGGGCACGGACGCACTCAGCGCTGATTTGAAACTTGTGTTGGACTTGCCCGAAAAGAAAGCGGGTATCGTTATAGGTGCGTACAATTTCGTAAAACTGCTCGCCGTATTGTACAAAGTCGCCCACCCGAACGTAAAGGTTTTGATCTTCAACGAGACGGCGACGGTGAAAGTTTACAGTCAGCTTCGTCTGATATTCATATCCAAATTTCTCATTGGATTGTTCGTTTTCTACCTCGACGAACGCGTAAACCCGTACAGGAGGGAGCGAGACCTTATCAATCGCTTCGCCATACGTTTCATTAAAGTTAGACTCTTCAATGCTTATTGGATAATAAGCAATGGTTTGGCCAATGACTCTTTCAGCAAGTTCATCATTAACTTGCTTTACTAGGTCACGTTCTTTGCCACCAAAAAACATAGGCGGAGGAGGAGCCACCGGTTGTTTCCATTTATATTTCGGATCTGACACTCTGGGCACCCTCCATTAGAAAAGGATTTTGTATATCCTCCTTATCCTACCTCAGCACCCAGAGAGCCTGACCAGTTCGAGCCCGATGGCGAGACAGAAGCATTATTAATTTGTTCGCTAGTAATATAGGTAAGGCCGGCCATGACATCAACTGACGTTGCAGCACCACCCAAATATAATTCTGTAACTTTAACCTCTAAACGTGGAGATATGCTTCCCGACGGAACAGTTAAATAGTTGCTTCCTGCCACCCCGTTTGCCGAAAAGCCCACTTTGCAGTCACCATTGTTAGCGTGAACCACAATCCAACTGGTTACGGAGGGAAACGCTATCACGGGATTAGCACTAGCATCGACGTTGCCCTTTACATAGGGTTTTCCCGACACCTGAAACGATGCGGCATTTCCCAGACCTGGTTTATATTCATAAGTCGCCATTTCTTTTATTCTCTCCTTCTAATAAGTAGCATCGAAGTGCTCCTTTTATCTAAACATTTTCTTGTGTTTCTTTTTTTCAAGTTTTTGCCTTTCTCTCATAGCCTTCTGTCTTTTGAGTTTTTTCTTAACTGATGGTTTGATATAGTGGTCGGTGCGGGCGCGGTAGATTTCAACTACTCGTTCTTTCTTGCACCTTTTTATGAACCGCCTTATCAATCGTTCTCCACTCTCGCCGCGCCTAAGCTCTACGTATACATTCGTTGCCACAATATACCTACTTTCCTTCTTTCACATCGCTCATGTGAGCATTCCAGTTTCGTCCTACTGATCCAAACAAGCTGGTAATATCAACCCCGGGATCTCCGGGATTTTGGCCGGCCAAAGGGCTAGCCGGCTGTTGTGGTGAAGCCTGGGATGCGCCGGGGGTTGTTCCTTCAAAAAGGTCCACACCGTTATAACTGTTCCCGCCGATTGCCGACATGAGCTTGTTTTTGTGTTCTTTTAACTTTGTCGATTGCTCGGACGTAAATGCGTTCCGACGCATTCTTTCTTTGACGGGATCGACTTTGGGAGCAACTGCTTCTACTAAGGGCTGAGGTGTTGCCATTCCCTTTACAACCTCAGCAATTATCCCTGAAATAAGTCCGTCCTCTAACAGCGACTCTTTAATACATTCATGCACTAAGGGTTTAAGAATCTTTTTCAATTCTGATTTTTTCATTTTACACCTGCTAACACTTTCATTCTGTTTAGTTGTTGTTCTTGGAGCAGCATCTTCATCAACTTCATGCCGCGCTTAACCTTGCCATCTTCTTTGCTTTCCTCTAAAGAGTCCCAGAGGTCACTTATGATCTGGTGGGCCATGGTGACATGCTTGCCGTCGACTAGTCCCAGGCGCGCGGCCGCTAAGAGCAGGAATTCCCACAGCGGTGGATCAAAGTCGCCGCGCGGTGGCAAGACAGGCCCATCTTCGAGCCAGACATATAGGCCAGATTTGACTCCAGGGAAATCCATACCAGGAATATCGCTCATCCTAGGTGAAGTTTTCAAGACTTGATCCAGCATCTCCAGATATTCTTCTGGGGCAAGCATAAGAATCAAATCAAGGCGCTCTTTGTCCGACATGTCATCCCACTTATCCATCATTACTTCGACGACCTTTTCCCGGCCGCCGGGGAGCTTGTCTATCAATTCAATCCCCGGGACTTCATCCAACAAAGAAGATAGTGCTTCAGGCGTGATGTCTTGTTGAGAGAGCACGCGAATAATCGGTTCAAGGCGGTCCACCCACACCATCTGTCCCTCATCTAAGGTCAGTGAAAGAACCCACTTTAGCACGCTCACTACAAACTCGGGGTCCTGAACATCTATTCCAGTCAAAGCTTCAAGGTCTTCCGCCTGATCGGCCACGGATTGAGCCAGACCCGGTGGAAGGTCTTCGTCGTCTTCGGCGCCAAATAGATATTTCCACAGTGCGTAAAGTCCGGCGGTGCCGGCGAGTCCTGCTAGGATCCCAATTGTAATCTCTTTGCCGGTGGGGATGGACTTGAGATTGCGAACGACCTCTGAGTCTTCTCTGTCGTCGCCCAAATCATCGAGGGCGCCGTCTTCCCAGAACCATTTGAAAGCCCAGGGATTCTCAAAGGATTCTTCTTCGCCTAGTCCCATATCCCTAGCGAATTTTAATACCTCCTGCTGGTATCTGTGAATGTCTTCAGGTCCCACGGAGGTGCCGTCGGCTCCCCTCATGATCTTCTGGTCATCTTCCAGATATTCCTGGGCTCTTGGAGACATAAACTCATAGAAACGAGCTTTAGTTGCATCGTCAGCGCCCATAAGCGCACCGGTGAAGGGCATGATCAAGATTGTGGTCACCTCCTTTATAAGTGCCTTCATACTCTGGTCGTCCAAAGTTAAGAAAAACTTATTGAATTCGGATGCATCGACAGATTCTGGGCCATCTTCAGGTGGCGGCTCAACAGGAGGCACCACCGGTGGCGGCTCAACAGGAGGCACCACAACGGTATCCGTTTGATCTTCTTCATCGGATGGTTCCTCTTCTGGTACAGTATCCGGAACAACATCGATACCTCCGCGCTCAAACGCTTTAACTATTCGGTCCTCGGCAGCGTCGCCGAGGACATCGATGATATTGATTATGAGATCCAAGAGCAGAGGGGATTTATAGAGATCGAGTCTGAGAGGCTCGGCGAACACCAAGCCCTGTTCGTGCAGTTCAAAGCCCTGTCCTTTTAACAGCTCCTCTAGTTCGCCAACTATATCCTGTCGTTGGTCTCCGGTAGTTTCTACTCCGGCTTGATCAGCAAGACTAAAAATAGTCGCCGTAATCTCGGCCATGGCATCAGCAGGGTATTGCTCAAGGGCTTCTTTTAGTTCTTCCTTGATCAACCTTTCTAATTCGATGCCCGATATTTTCACGATTAATCCTTTAAGATACTGTCAATTAAGCCAAGAACCTTATTGTTTTTCTCGATCTGCTCGTTCATGAGTTTGTTTTCCGAGAGCGCCATAAACGCATTTGGTGTGGAGGGTTCGGATACAATATCAAAACAAATGAGTTGAAAGTCATCTTCTACAATTGTCTTACCCATCTGCTCCTTCACTGAGCCCATTCCCCTAGACGAGATTCCCGTCTTCACCCCTGACTCTACAAGAGCCTTTAGGATCTGACCTGATGGGGTTTCCAAAACTTTTATCTTTCCCATAACCGAAGAGCCGTCCATCCATACCTCAGTCACCATGTGTGATACATTAACTAAGTTAATGATAGAAGAGTCGGGGTGATCAAGTTCACCAAGAGCGCGGTGGTCATTAACGACCTCGGCATATTTCTTTACCTCGCGCTCCATAATACCCATCGGATACACGCGACCGTTGCCATTCTGCACATCTGCTTCTTGCAATTTGCCAGTTAGCATCATACCGCCGTTGCGCACAAAGCTCTTCTCGGCTTCCGTCAGTAAGTCCTGACAGACGCCGCCTTCGCATAGTTCATAAAATTCTCGGAGAAGTTGGGGCATTGTTTAAATCCTATATCTCGCCTAATAGTTCTAGTACTTCGGTCGCGAAAGCCACTAGATCTTGAACGTGAGGATAATATGATGCCATCTCATCGCTACCGTCCTTCATATTATGAAGATCATCAATCGCTCCGAATTTCATTGATCCCGGAATGTTGCTGATTCTTGCCGCAACATCTTGTGGTGTTTCACCTTCAGCCTCGCTCAGACGATT